TCAACATAGCGGCAAGCTGCCAATTGTATCTGGCGTTCGACAATACTTTGTATCGGTTTATTCTTAGTCTCTGGCCTATCGATAGTGGGGTCTGTTTGTAGCCCGCAAATGAGGTAGTCACAGTGGTTCTTCGCTTCACTAAGCATTGCCACATGTCCCGCATGAAGCAAATCGAATGATGAAAAAACGATGCCAATCTTTTTACCTTCTTGTTTAAGTTTTTTAACATGATTGAAAATCATTCTTTAGCCTTATTGATAATGTCTTTTACGGCTACAACGTTCTTGGCATCTTGTAATGACATTTCGTGTAGCTGATCGGCACATCGTTCAATCTCAATAGAGACTTTACATATACCACATTCTTCTTCTACTTCTCTACGGATCTCATGTAATGCGATTACTAGATCAACTAATTTAAGATTCCTCATCCTCTAGTATTTCCTCTACTTCTGTTTCACCTTCAAAATAATGTACATGATATATTTTATTTGCATGTCTATATTCTTCTGTGAATGACCGTTGATTATTGCTAGTTTCAAACGGTTCTAGCAATCTGAACACAGTAAGCATGTGTTCTCGCTCTTGACCTTCTAATACTCTGCGAGGCGGACCCATGACTGCTCTAAGGAACTGTTTGGCGTATTCAGGATCTTCCTTCATACGCCTCATTGTCCGTTCAGCGGCCTCTTTGATCCAGTCAAGATTTGTGTTTGCAGTCACAGTTACGCCCCTGATTACAGTCGCCTGTGCAATCGCTCTTTGGCAATCTACGAACGATTGAAATTGCGATTGCAATAACGAGTAGGATGATTAACAAATTCATTCTTTTGACCTCAACATCTCAAATAACTCTTTTCCAAGTTTATTCGTGAATTCTTCCTCAGTCATCGTGACAAGGGTATCCATTGCTAGTTCCATCGGCATTCTCAATACAATTTCCATTTCTGGAGCAAAGGTATCGGGATTCATTTTTATATGCCTACTTATTAATTTCATCTTCTAATCCTCTAGTTTTCACAACATTTGATAAATATATTTATGGGACACAACATTAGACAACAATTTTCGCATTATTTCATCTACAAGACAACCTGTTTGGTTAACAACAAAATCTATATAGGCTGTCATGCTACTAACAACCTTGAAGATGGGTATCTTGGCTCGGGTAAACTACTTTTCGCCGCTATCAAAAAATACGGTAAAGAGAACTTTACTAGAGAAATACTTGAAACCTTTTCAAACCCAGAAGATATGTTTGACCGAGAAAGAGTAATAGTAAATGAAGATTTAATTTCATCTGGACTATCATACAATTTAGTAGTCGGGGGTTCAGGTGGATTTAAGGTACAAGATTTAGACGATTGGAAATCTAAATTGAAGGCTTCTCGCGGAGATAGAGCACCTTTTAAAGGAGGTTTACACACTGATGAATCAAAGCGCAAAATCTCTGAATCCGGTAAAGGTAGACCTGCATGGAACAAAGGATTACCTGGTACTTGGGTTGGTAAAGCCCATAGTGAAGAAAGTAAACTCAAGATGTCCATAAGTAAAAAAGGTCAATCAGCTGGCGAAAAGAATCCAATGTTTGGTAAGAGTGCTGTTGCAGGAAGAAAGTGGTATAATGATGGTATCAAAACTTACTATCTATTCCCAGATGATCCTGCAACAGTGTCTCTTAACCTAGGTCGTTTAAAGAAACCATCCGCATAAACTCTGCTCTTGCGGCTGGGTCAGTTTTAAATCCTCCGCCCAAGCGACTAGTTACGGTAGAACTACCTGTATCTTCTACGCCCCTGCTACGAACACAGTAGTGTCTAGCATTGATTACAACTGCCACATCCTCAGTTTCGAGGATGAACTGTAGCGTATGGAAAATTTGCTCTGTGAGGCGCTCTTGGATCTGAGGGCGTTTTGAAAAATATTCAACGATACGGTTGATCTTACTGAGTCCCAAGACTCTTTGCTTAGGAACATAAGCAACAGTAGCAAGACCATCGATAACAACAAAATGATGTTCGCAATTGCTCTGTACCGACACATTACGCTCAACGACCATTTCATTGTATTGCATCTTATTATCCACTGTGGTGCACTTTGGGAATGCTTCATAATCTAGACCCCAGAAAATTTCATTGACATACATCTTAGCAACACGCTTGGGCGTTTCGATAAGACTATCATCATTCAAATCAAGTCCTAGAACCTGCATGATATGACTGAAAGACTTTTCAATCTCTGCAATCTTATCTTTGCGATCTAGTGCTGTTTTGAATGTTGGGGTTTCAACTCCCATCTTAACCAGATGTTCGTGTACTTGTTGACCCAATACAGGGTCAGTTTTTGTTTTGTTATATGACATATAGAATCCTTCCTTACGCGGATATGAGTTTTGAAATTTTGTCACCGTTGTGTGACATACTTATTTATGCTGATTTCTTTTTACGAGACTTTTTAACAGGCTCTGTATTAGTTGCTTCACGAACCTCTTTCAACAGTTGTTCGTCATCCCAAACTAGTTCTGTTCGGCCATCTTCATGTTCTGTTACGGTAAGATGCGTACCTACCGTGACTTTAGGCCATGTTGTCTTTTTCTTTGTTGCCATTATATCCAACCTTTCTTTTGTAAATGCGGCATGATAACTTCGTCGGCAAATGCCTTATGCAGTTTTGTGTTTGGATGAGCGACCTCACAACCATACGGGTCCCATGGTTCAAGTACAGGATCCTGTTTCCTAACACACCACTGATACTCACTGTCAACATCAAGGAATTCATTGAAGTCTATCATGTCGTACAGATACTTAATATCCGGATGATCCATCATTTCCTGTGTCTTTGGGAATACCTCAGGGTAATAAGTGGTCATAAAATATCGTATGCCATATGATTTCAAAAACCATTGTACCCTAAGAATGTTCTCAAGGGTTTGGATATATGCTCCAACATCATCATATACATTTTTATAGTACCAGGTTGATAGTTCATCATCCCAATAAGGCATTACTTTGTAATAGTTATAGACACCAGCAATCGATGCAGGGTTGCTCTGATGTGCATTACCATTATGCACCTCATGATATCCTAGTCTAGGTTCAGTGTAATATATCTCTTGTCTATACGCACCGCTCCACATGATACCAACTAGAATTTCCTCTGGTTTGTATTTTTTCAGACCTTCGTTGACCTCATATATGGTAGTTTTACTGATGATACCGTTACCCGAGCCACCTTTGCCCTTATATGAGGGACTGCAATCATTTAAGTTGCTAGTAACATGAACTGGCCATGACAGTGCCTTTGGATGAGGGTAAAGAGAAATATCAGGGTTGGTTACCCCATTCAACTCAGTGAATGGAACATCCGTAAAACTACAACCAGTACTTATGAAGTGCTTAAACATCAATATTTGGATTCACGTGAATGTTTGCGATAGTCAGTTGACATTCGTAGATATTGCTCACCCTTGCCTTGCATGATATCGATAATGCGATCAATGGTGCCGTTGTTGTAGTCGCTGATCTTGCCGATATTTTCGTGTGGCTTCTTCAACAACTTTTCAAGCTTGTCAAGTGCATCTTCGATTGACCATGGAATGTACATTCGTTCGTGGTCATTTGCAAAGGTTTCTGGGAAACTGCGATAAGCAGGATACAAGACATTACAGCCCAAAGCATCAGCTTCACTAACGGTGTTGCTGACCCAGTCCTGAAGGGCGCAATTAAACACAACCCTACTATCATTGACAATATTGTAGTAAGCATCTTTTTCTAAATCCTCATAGATACGCAACATGTCACGATCAACTAAATCATAGGTACGCTTCATGTAGCTGTCATTGTTGCTACGTAGTTTGCTACCACTACATACACAGAATTCTACACTGTTGTTTGGATGACGCTTATGCCATGCTTCAATCAAATCCATGTAGAAGTCAGGCTGTTTTTCTTGATCCCAACGTGCGGAAAATACAACACGATGTTTGCGCTGACTGAATGGAATGTCACGCTCAACGCGGTTCATGACTTCGCTCTTACCGAATGCTAGACCACTGATATTGTAGATTGGACAGTCCCAACCTGCAATCTTCATGTTCATAACCATTTCTTCGTTAGTAGCAAGGACAGCACCCCCAGTTTGACGTACAGCCTCACATACCATCTGTTCGTAGGATGCCATAAACTTTGACATGCCCCAGACATGGACAAAGTCATCAGGATCGATTGACTGCGCCAAGCAACGAACAAAAATCTTCGGACGATGTGTTCCAGGCACTTGATTAAGAATATAAGGCAATGACTCAAAGCCCGGTTGGAACATGTCTTCAAAGTAGACAACATCATCACTTGTAACTTCCCCTGCCTTCATCATCTTAACAAGATTCATCATCTGGCTCATAGCGAAATAGCTACGTCCATGTGCATCTAACACTTGACCAGTTACAATAGCTTGGTCATTACTTAGTGTTTCACCGGGCACAACAACGTGCTTGATCTTTCTACGCTTGAATACTTCTACATTCCACTCTAGTAGTTGTAGTGTGTATCTTGCTTTGTAGGGTTCTAGACCCATGTAATACAGTTTACGCATCTTTTCTTTCTATATCTTCTTCAACACATTTCTCACCATATTGAACTTCTAATATATGACAGGGTTCAGTGTAGTTGTTCTGACCTTGATGCCATACCCCTCGTCCTATTTGGTAAGTCTCATTTGCATTTTTAGTAATACTCATTATACTACCATTTACAGAAGTTGCAATATCGCATTTACCCTTAAGCACATACCAGTGTTCCGAACGCAGGGAATGACGTTGCATACTCAATCGTTTTCCGGGTTCAATGACCAATTCTTTGACTTTGTACCCCGGTTTGTCGTCAAGCACCCTATACCATCCCCAAGGACGTTTAGTTTTTGGATTCTTCCATTCTTCAAGAATCCAACTTGAACTGTTCTTTTTATCTTCGCCGCCGACGCCAAAAACAAACTCGATGTTATCATCTTCTACATCCATTTCTGGAATGTTCTTGTCTGTCCTATCACCACCGTTAGCGAATATGATTTTTGCATCTGGGAACTTTTCACGCACAGCGTAAATTGCCCACTTTGCACTGCCGTCACCGTCATCAAAGTTGATTACCCAGTCGACCATATTCAGACTAGCCATAACTGATATTCGTTCAGTGAATGGCATAAAAGGTCGGCCCTTTTTACGGGCCAACCATTCATCACTATTAAGTCCGACGACTAATTCATCGCCGAGACTCTTGGCAGCTTTGAGATACGCAATGTGCCCACTGTGTATCGGATCAAAGCCACCTGTTACAATCACTATTTTAGTTTGGTTTTGCATCTAGTTCCCACATATCTCGTACAGGCTTCCCTGTGAGATATTTATTGAACTGACGGTAGATGTAACTTTTATTACTATACAAGTCACTTTCATCAAACTTGTACCCGAAGTCTTGGCAGAATGCCAGATACTTTTCAAGATCGTCAAAGATTTGACGGACGCGGGGATTGGGTTGATGTTGATATTTTGCCATTTTGATTTCCTTTAAACAGCGAGTTGTTGATAGGGTTGATGAGTGTTGTAGTATATCGTAGCACCGTTCTCGTTGTCTTCCGAAACGGTAATTTCGATGTTACGATCGGGATAACGAGTAGCGATTTGCTCATAGAGGTCATCACTAATCATCTCACAAGACTTGTAATTCAATTCAAGTGTACCGCCTTTGTAGAGGTTCTCTAGCCAGCGCTTGAACTGAATGAATTCAATATCCCTGTCATTGTGAAATACTTCAATCGCCACGTTGAAGTGAAAGATGTGACGATGTGGAGTTCCTAGAAAGCTAACATCATATTCATCACCCGTTGCGAGTAATGGATCTGTTGCTGCCGCGGGGTACTTGTGAATACCCTCTTTTTGAAAAGTTACAAAGATCATGCGTTTGGCATGATGCTTAATTCGTTGACGTTTTTCTGTCATTGTTACTTGATGATTATCCATATTATTCAAAAAATTCACGTTCTTCTAAAAAGGGTAGCATCACTTCATTCAGCCAGACTCTATTGCCCAGACCATTTGGATGAGCGTTACCTACACCTACAAACAATTCTTCTCTACCATTCATATAACCATGCATTGAACCACTATGCATAAATGTTTCACGATCCAAATCATCATACAGATATTTCACTGCTTGGTGATCTTTCATAGATTCGATATCATTGATGATGTTATCCATATAGAACTGTTGATATAGTTTGATACCCTTCGACTTACAAAGATATTGTAACATAAGAATATTCTCTAAACTAGTATGAACGGGTCCCGCGGCCACTGTTTCGGCTGCCATCATGAAATATTCTCTGATGAAACTTATTTCATCTTGTACATGTGCTGATGTAATCAACCAACCACCCTTTTTGTTATACCGTATTGTGTTATTGGATAGCGCAGATGTTTCGATAGATTGAATATTGGAAAGGTCGTTCTTGAGGTCTGCAAGTTGCAGACTCCATCCTTGCTGAGAGCCTTTCCAATTCTCTACGATTTCGGATATGGTATCTGGGTTGTCAACATAGAAGGATTTCCTATCGACTGAGGACCACATAACAAACACGGCAATTTCTTCGGGTTTGTAACCAGTGAGTAATGCTTCATGAATGGCGTGAGAAGCCTTCTTTTGGATAAGTTCTTGCCCTTGACTAGCCAACCCACGATGATCGAACCTGACAGTAGGATCAACGTTCTTGGTAATATATGCTTCTAATTGATTGGGCCAAGTATAAGGTGTAGTCGCATCGCTGAAACTACACCCAGATGTAATGATCTTACGTATCTTCATCGTCAAAGTGAACTTGTTCGTGGTCATGATCCCATTGAAGTCTACGCAGTTGTCGTAGCTCATTGAGATACTTTTCCTTTGCTTCGCTCAACGTCTTTAACTTTTCAGTATCTTTTGAACCTGATTTCTCAAGTTGAAATAACTGATTGTCCGCTAAACGATGTGATTCTTCTAGTGCTCTGATTCGATTAGTATACGGCATGTCATTCTCCTAAGGCTTCTTGGATAGCATCATCACTGTCCTCGTCATCAAGAACAGCTTCGGATTCAACAGTATTTACTTCTTCCTCAAACAACTGATTGAACATAGTAATAGCATTGATGGTCTTTTTACCGCTTAGACCTTGACTACCACTTTGCATCTGAGTCCATAGATTCTCATGTTGCTTGATAAGAGCTAGGCTCTTGTCTCTGTCGTTTAGTCTAAAGATTTCATCAATGACTGTACCTAAGTGATTGTCATCAAACTTGTTCAACACCATCTTTGGCATAATACCTTGTTCATATCGACGGTTAGCTTCTTGAACCGCAGTGATATGCTGATAGACATTGTGTGCTTGTAACAATGTATAGCTTAATGTATCCCAGCTAGTCTTTGTTTCTTTGCCTTGGTTGTTGATAAAGCCATGACCGCGATAGCACAAGTCTTTTAACAACATTCGGTCAGTCACAGGACTATCAGTGAATGATGTATGAATCTTGTCCTGCAAAACAGCATCACTAAACTTGCGATTGTCATTGGCATAGTCTTTACTCTCAGCAGTCTTGGTCATTGAGTACGCCCACTTCTTATTGTGTTCGATGCTTGTGTTGAAATAAGCAAGACCTTTAGCCGCAGAGAAGAATGGACTAGCACAGTCAAATGTGATGGTGAACTTTGGATTGTGGTACTTGCGAATTGCACGTTGAATGTCTGTAAACAACACAGCATATTCCATGATACTCACACCCAGACAGTGTAATAGATCATGCTTGCCTTCTTGTAACAATCCATCGTGAATGATACCCACAAGTCTACGTAACATCAAGTCTACGTCAATCTTGTTTTGACCCCCGAATGCCCAGCCGTTGAAGTGATTATCAGGGTAGATGTTCGGATCACAGTACTTCTTCATTTCTTCATACCATGCATTGCTATCTTCATGTGTCAAGCCCTGCATAACGTTAAGAAACTTGCATTTACCAGTACGATTGTTGATAAAGTACTCATTGTTAATGTGAGTAGCCTTAACTGCATCAGCTAGATTAGCAATCTTGTGCTGTTCATATGCTTTGGTGTTGCGATATGATTCACTAGGAACGTCAAGACACATACCATAGTCCATGTATGTGTCCATCCATAGTAGAACCTCTTTGCGCTTAGCCATAGCTTTGGGGCAGTTAGGATCTTTCCAGTCTGCTGGCCATTGACCTTTAAGAATCTGGAAGCCACCCGAGTCACCTAACATGAACGTACCAGCTTCACGTTTGCGAATGATACTTTCACTAGAGTCATCTTTAGTAGGATCTAAGTTTGCGTGACCAGCAGAGTATAGACCCCACTTGTAAGTGTACAGACCTTGCTTACTGTTTAGAAAGTTCAGGCATTCAACATCACCGTTGAAGCCTTTAGGAATTCTAGCAGCGTCAAAGTAGTTCTCACCTTCACGTTGTTTACCTAAGCCACTAATAAAGAAACTAGACACTGCTGGTAAGAACAGTGCCCAGTCAGGCTTTTGTTGATTTGATAGATTAATTTGTTCCAACTTGTTGTTCTTCTTTAATTAGGATCTTAACCATTTCAATCTTATGTTGATAGTTAGCAATGTCCATGTTCATTTGCTCAACAATAGATTTGATAGTGGGATGCTTTTCACACAATGCTTTGAGTTCTTGTTCCTCTCGCATCTTGTTTTCTGCCCACTTGAGTATAGCGATTGCATTACCACTCAGATTTATGGAAGCACTACCTCCACCAATCTGTTGCCAACCATTGCCATCATAGACTTTCATGTGTTGACTACTGTGGTCGTAAGACAATGCACCGACCATTGGTTGACCAGTGCCCGTGCTAATATAAGGCTGAGCACCTCTGGTACTAGTAACATTGAGGTACTCGCCTCCCATGACGTAATCGATCATTTTGCTTGTGCAGGCAATAGATATTTGTAAGTTGCAAGACCACTGTCAACTGTGATTTCAACTGCACCCTGATCTGCGATCTTGATAGTCTTGTCACCGGGCAGATCCATAACTGCTTGGAAGACTTTGACGGGCCACTTCCAAGGCTGAGTCAACTTACCAGTGATACCTGAGTGAAACACAAAGTTACCACTGTGAGTGCTAGGGTCACCGAAGTTGATCTTCAAGTCAGAACCATTCGTAGTCATAGTGAAGTGCTGTTCTTCACTGTTAGCAGTGGATTGCTTCTTCAAACGCTGAATACCTGCAACAGTTGGTTCAAACTCAACATTCCAAGCAGCACCTCTGAAGGTTAACTTGCCAACTTTTTCTTCAACGATTGATTTAGTCATCAAACGATAATCGTTAACGAAATCACCGTTAGCAGTTTCAAAGTGAATAGTAGTTGGCACATCTTCGTTGTCACGTTGAGTACGTGTAACGTTGATCTTTGATGTGTCATCATATTCATCGAAACCAACGATAGTTTTCAGCTTAGCCAAGTTAGGCATACCGAATGTGCCGATGAAGTCAGCGACCGGAGTCTTGAATGTACCTTCAACAACAACAGATTTGTTTTCTGCTCTTGCGGCGATCTTTGTTTCAGTAGCAGTACCAACAATCTTGACGAGGTCGATTTCACCTACGTTAGTGTGTTGAATGAGGTCTAGTAAATAATCTTTCATGTTTTTCCTTTGTTACCTTATTTAGGCAGTTATAATGTGTATTATGATGGGTTTTATTACGCAAGTCAACACTCAGTTTAACCGAATGAGAACAAATCATCAAAAGTGGACTTAACATCAATGTTACTCTTGATATCCCAATTCAATACACCTAGTAAGTTGTCAATCTTTTCATCGACCAACGTAGATTCCATAGCGTCATCATCAAATGGCAACTCTTTGAACCACTGAGGCAGACGCAATTCATCAACTGGATAAGCAATGCTATTGAATCCTAATGGATTGGGTTTTAGCTTACACACGATGATCTTCATACCATCAACAATTTGCATTGAATAGTTGTCGCTATTCATTCTACGCAGATAGTTCCAATTGATAGCGGCACGTGCATGACCAACACCACACTTACCAGTCTTCTCAAAGTTGATAGTGTGTTTAGTCAAGTTATTAACTGACTTAGGTGAACCCTTTGTCCAACTATCTTGTGCAACCATAACACGCTTGAATTCCTTCACACGTTCAATGATATCCTCACGCAACTTGCCGTGTTGAAGAACCATTTCTAGAACGTCCATCAAGAACTCTTGCACATACTTTGGAGTATCAGCACGTTTCAAGTCAAGACCCATAGCCTTGATATCACCCAATGCACCGTCTTTATCTTTGCGCTTACCTTCTTTATCAAAGATATTGATAGCATAACGCTTCTTAGTGATGAAGATTGAACGATCACCAATCAATTCACGACCAGCTTTGATGATTGCACCATTCTTACGAGGTGCGTGGAATGCTTTCTCTAAGAATGCAGGGAAACTAGCGTTAGCTTCGTCAGCAATAGCATCGTACAATCCAATACAAGTCTCTTTATTCCACTCTAATTCACCACTTTCAATCTGTTGCTTCATTGTAGTGAATGCGCTGAAATAGCATGAGTCAGTATCACCATAAACAATAGCTTCACCTTCGTGAGTGTACTGTCCTGTGATAACACTGTTGATCTGACTCATCATGTGTTTAACAATCTGACGACCACTCAATGTAACAGACTGACCAATACGCTTGTCATAGAATCGGCAGTGTTCGTTTAACAGTGCGCCATATGCAGAGTTAAGCAGAATCTTACGAACTAGTTGACGCTTATCGTAATATTCATACATGTCTGTACCATACGCTTCTTTTGCTTGCTTCTGGATACTCTTACGTTCAGTATACCAACGTGTGAGTAGACCGGGAATGACACCTTCTTGCTCATACGTAAAGATTGTACCGTTCGCACTTAGCATCCAAGGCTTGTGACTATCAAATACAAGCTTCCAAATCTCTGCCGCAGACATTTCTTCACTACGACCATCTTCATAGTCAAGTGTAAGCATTGTACCACGTTCTTGGTTCATGATTGCTGTGTACTCTAACGCACCAAACAATCCTTCCCATAGAATAGCTCCGGTAACATCTTCGTCACCTTCTTTGTAGAACTTCTTTTCACGGGCGAGTTTGGCGCCCTTTTCTTTCATGTACTGGTCAGTTAGTGTTTGTCTGACTTGAGCAACGATGGTCTCCGGTGCCATGTTAAGAGCGCGGATTGCTGACGGGTAGAGTGAGTTAATGTCAACTGCTCCGACCCATTCGTGTAATCCCCTTTTGGGCGTAGCAACATAGGCACCTGCCGCTTGCTGGACTTCATCATCATTTTCAGTCTTTCGTTTTTTATCAGGAACAACTAAGCCTCTTTCATGTGCTTCGTTCATGATAGCCATTTCAATCATAGCTACAGAACCCATGACAGTGGGCAACAACACTGTATTCTCATGTGCTAGCGCATTTGCTAGATCAAGGAATTTCAACTTGTTGTGGATCTTAACCAACAACATCGTATCTTGTCTGTTGTATTCAATGAACTTTTTAAAGTCCTTGTTATACAACTGGTCAAGAGTACCTTCATATTGTGTCTTGTTCTCGCCGACTTCCATCTCACCAATGGCGTCTAGCTTATACGAATGTCGTGACTCGTAGTTATACTTTTTGTAAAGTTGAAGATAGTCAAGGTGAATGCGACCGATAAGGTCGAATGTCATTTCAGTCTTGCCGAATCGTTCATACTCACGTGGCTTGGGAAGTTGACCCATCAAGCAAAACTTGCGAGTATCGTCCTTGCTCATGACACGTGTAACACGATTGACCATGTATGGAATATCATAGCCCTCAGAGTTCCAACCAGTCAATACGTCAGCATCCTCAATCAACTGAAAGAACACATCAAACATGTCCTTCTCGTTATCGAAAAGAAGTGTGTTCTCAAACTCACCAATGATTTCTTGTGCTGTTTCTTTAGTCATATGCTTAGGTGCAATGACTAATGTGAAGCAGGTGTCTAACCAATCTAGATAGCAACTGATAGCTGTCACTGGATTGAATGGGTCTGACGTAGGACTGAAACCTTTGACAGGATCAAAGTCTACTTCAATGTCGAAAAAGCAAGTGTGAAGTTTAGGAGGCTCTACCCCCAAGTAGTTTTCTGAAAGGCAACGAAACACTACGTTAACATCACTCTCGTACAATTTCTTGCCGTGATGAATCCTGCGTTCTTTTTCAAACTCTTGGCGTTTGCGTGTGCTGAACTTACTTACGGGTTCGTTGTATAAACTACGAAACTTACCCTTAGGATCGGGATAGTACAGTACGTAGTTAGCTGGAAATTCCTGATAGGTTCTCTTACCTTCAGGAGTTCGTTCGACTACATAAATGCGATCACTATCACGGTCGTGAATAGCATCAATGTAACTCATAGGGTTTTACCAACAGTCTCCAGAATAGTATTGAGTTCTTCGTTGTCTTGGTTGGTCTGTGTTAGACTTGCTTTGTGTGCTACACGGATAGCCTTTTTCAGTACAGAAGGCTTAACTTCTAATTCCTCAGCAACTGCCTTGATAGTGTCAGTTAGACCACCATTAAGAGTATCAATCTCATGCATGGTTGCCATGCCCTCGTTGATTAGTTGTGTGAGTTTGATCTTTTGATCGCCGCTGAAAGTCTTAGTGCTGGACATGTGTTCTCCTTAAAGTGTTAAGTATATATGAATTACTGTTGCTTTTCAACTATTTTCTTTACCAAAGTATGCAAACCTGGGTTAACATGTAATGCTTGTGGCATCATCACATTTCGGACATAGTTACGCATGTATTTGGTGTCTTGATTGGAACTGTCTTCGATCCAAGGTACTTCATGACGCAAGCACCAGGATCTGAATTCGTCCTTGCGTGTAGTTAAGAATGGGCGTAATACATTATTGCGAGTCAATGGAATGACTTTGGGTGTGCCGTGTAGACTAGACCAGATGAATGTCTCTACGCAATCATCCAAATGATGACATGTGATTACCGGGCCCAAATCTTTTAGAAAATCGTAACGCTCCCTACGCCAGTATTCTTCTTGTGATTCGGTATTACATTTTTCACTGCGACAAGTTCCATACATCATGGGGATATGATTTTCTGTGCAGTAGTTGGCAACGAATTTGAATGCATCGTAACCATGCTCAGTTCCATGATTAAAGTACGCAATGGTCACATCGTGCTTTCGTTTGAGAAAGTCAACTACAGCCATACTATCCACACCACCGCTACAAGCAACGGTGATCTTTTTGGGTAATGGTACGAGTAATTTTAGCATCTACTCAGTGTATCACGGATGTGATTCTCTGTCTAGATTTTTGGTTCCCAGTTTCTAGATAGGAATGTTGTGGGAAAGTTAAACCCAACAAAACGGTTTAGTGTCATCCCAAAGTCAGGATTTCTTTTCTGTGATAAGTCAAACACCCGTTGCATCTTCGCAATCTCGGCTTCTGCAATCGACACGAAATGGTTGTAGTTATGCTCAACATCTTCTCTGATTTGATCCTCATACTTCGACGGATCAAAGTGCGCTATGTTATACGCTGTCTTGCTGATTCGCTCTTGTAGTGATTCAGGCTCATTGTAGTCGGGTATCGGCATGTACTCTTTGAATGACTTGAATCCCATGCTTTCAATGTGCTTTACCATACCAGGGTACCAGCAGCATATAAATGGGTGTCGATTAACAATTGCTCTGTAAGTTTTTTCTGTAAGTTTAGGTAGCCAATGGTTGCGTCTTCCTATTTGTCCGCTGAAATCTGATTCGGTTATGATAGAAAACAAATTGTCTGAATATAAGTTAACATCATAAGGAAAGCCATTGAAGGCAAAGTCACCTGAGTCATATTCTTCTGCTTTTTGCAAATCTAATGATCGAACGCAGCCCTTTTTCAACAACTCAAACTTTTCAACATTGTTGTCTAATAAAGATAAGCACCTTGCTTCTTCGTCAGCAGACATGTTCATCGACCACTCAAGGTGCCCTAGCGACTGATCTTCCCAAAGTTTCGTTATTAAGTGTATCCTGTGAGGTCTATCCATCTTACCGGGGATAAACAATCCTTTTGATGCACTGCTATTCCACTTTGGATTTGTTTCTTGTAATGGATTGAGTATTGTACGTGCATACGTAACAACACTAAGCTGGTTTATGAAAATAATATCAGGGCTCTCTGGGATTTCACTAAGATGTAATTGATCCGAGTCTAGTACGAATACGTATCCATATCCCATTGACGATACTAATGTTCTGATATCATCTATGATTTTCGCTTCTTCTTTGGAATAGACTCGGCCCTCCATAACGTCCATCAGCATAAGATAAACTTTGAAGTTTTCTTGTCTAACTTGATCTTCAAAGTGCGCTATATCATCCAATATATTACTTACTGGATAGATGTATTCACCATTGCTTTGTGTTAGATATGCGTGTAGATTGATTAGACCGATATAGTACATTACTGAAATATATAATGATGCTTCTCTCCGTAAATCTTGATATACTTGCCAGCAAGCATATCTGCCATTACCTCGATAGGGCTACCGGGGTAGCTATCGCCCGGCTTAATCATATTCAATTCGCTTTGACGTATGTGTACTAATTCATGGAACACTGTGCGTAGAATATCTACTAGGTTTCTATTCTTGACATATACCCACACCTTGTTTGTTCCTGCGGTGTGTGCACCAGTGTGGTGATTGTTTTGTGCTTCTTCTGAGTCTGTACTTAGTTCAAGTTCAGGGCGAGTCTTGATGTGTAGTCTACGGCAAGTCCAGTCAACAAACTTTTCAATCTCGTCTTTTATGTCGATATCATCTGAACCCTGTTCATCTAGTTTGTTTTTGATCCAGTCATCAGGGGTCGAGTCAAACTTTTTTACAAACATGTCGTGCAATAGATCACCAGTGATCCTGTGTTTAGCTGCAATCTTACGCATCAGTTTGTCGATGGTGTTGTAGTTATGCTTCTCTAAACTAGGCAAACGTGTGGCTAGTTCATCGGCTGCACTTTCTGATATGTATTCTCTAGCCTTCATATTACCATGTCCAATATTCTTCTTGAACTACACTGTCACTTACGATGTGCTTGTAGCTAGTAATCTTTTGGTCTTCTAGCCAACGCTCATATAGTTCTTTCTTCTCGTCACTAAAACCCTCGGACAAATGAGTTAACTTATCTTCAATTGACCCAAATTCGTTAACCCACTCATTCCATGGTAAGAATGTCTCGTTTGCTGAGGTGTAAACATGTTCGCTCATACTAATATCTCCGTTATGTATTTAGTCTGCTTTGCCACATTTAGCACGTTTCGCATTTGTCAATGCCCCGAAATCTACTGCCCATTCTTTGCCCGGCTGTAATTCAATAGCCCCTTGAGGTAATGCATATTGTACACCAGCCATTTGCTGAATCTTTGCTATAGGAGCACGGAACTTAGTCAAATCATTACCCAAGTTACCATACGGTGGATTGTGTGGGAATCCCCATGCTGCGAATTCTTTAGTTGCATTGTTGATAGCTATCTTATAGAATGCATTTGGTACTACAACACCATTACCTATCTTCTTGTCTGCATTGCTATAGATTGCACCTACGTAAACTGTATAAGATTGATTCTTTTGTACTGCCCAACCTCGAATACTTGTCTCTAATAGCTTCCAGATACCACGATTTAATGAACCATGTTGTGGATACATATTAGTCATTAAGAATGATTCATACTCAACTTGTTGGTCCCAACTTAAATCTCCGTCAGGAACAGCATGGCCTTTATCATATCCACTACCAGCGTAATCGGCGGGAGTGGGGCTATTTGGAACATATTGATTAGCAACAAAAGCGTTAGTACGAGCGACACAGCCAAGAGCATTTTTAGGTAGTAATTCATAAGTGACAAACTTTGGTATTTTTGCGGCAGCATCATATCCAACTAGATATGCCTGCTGACATAATGGCTGCGCGCCAGCAGTTTGAGGGAATCCATATGGTGCATGTACTTTGCATTGCTCTACTGGAAGAGGTGCTCGTTGAGTCCATGCAAATGCAGAACCTGCTAAAAGAGTAAGTGCGATTGTTGTTATAATTCTTTTCATTCTTAATCCAAAATAAAATGCTCACTTTGAGTATGATCTGGCGTAATCATAGTCAGGGCAGCAGCCGCCCTTTTGACGCCATTAACCGTTGACGACAACGTGCCCTAAGGTGGGTTCTTTATGTTATAAGTATTTATCAATATCCTTTAGATGAGTCAATGACACCGGTGATAGATTCCCCTCGTTCTATCGCTTCTATTTTGCTTACTATTTGTGTAACTGTTTCTTCACGCATTATACGTGCGCTTATATGTGGAGTAATTGTTATATCTGGATGCTCCCAAAATGGATGCTGTGGTTGCAATGGTTCAGTTCTGAATACATCAAGCGTAGCACCGGACAGATGTCCATTGTCTATCAATTCAACTAAGTCTCTTTCTACTAAGTGATTTCCTCTAGCCACGTTAATGACATAGGCCCCGCGGGGAAGCTGTGACATTGTTTCACGATTTAGTATGTTTTCAGTGTCATTTGTCAATGGTAGTAAGTTTACTAGCACTTGACTAGAACCCAAGAAGTCACTGAACTGCTCTTTTCCTGAAAAACAAGTTACACCCTCTATATCCTTGTTGCTACGACTATATCCGTTAACAGGAAAGTCAAATACTCTGAGTGCTTTTGCTACACGTTGACCCGTATTACCTAATCCCATAATACCGACAGTGAAGTCAGAGCGATTTCTTGGTTTTCTTAGGGTCCAGCGCTTCTTCTTAGCATCAGTGGCGTATTCATTAAACTTGCGGAAATGACGAATCACAGCATGAGAAACATACTCGGACATTTGTAGTGATATATCAGGGTCGTCTAGCTTAACTATCCTAACTGAGTCTGGTAAATTCAACTTCAGCAATGAATCTACACCAGCACCTATATTGAATATGAATTTGAGGTCTTTTTGTTCGTCTATGAATTGTTGAGTGGGTTCCCAAACAATTGCTATATCGCTAGGTTCATTGCCTGATTTCCATTCTGACACAAAAGAACCCGGGATAGAATTGCGTAGCAACTCTACCCAGGGTTTCGGGTCAATCTTATCAAAGCAGACTGTAATGTTCATCAACTATATAGTCTGGATAATTAGGTGCTTTAATTTAACGTACTCTTCCTATCTCCTGATAGTCGAATAATCCTTGTGCATCAGATATACTTCTGCCCATTCTAGCTAAGAAACTATTGTATGCTACTTGTGCTTCTCTAGAACCACGTGGTCCAGGAGCCTCAAACGTACCAACAGTCTGATTGCCATCAGTAGTGAATACTCTATACGTATGACTCATTGGGCCAGCTTGTTGTGGTTCTTGCTGATTAGTCGCAGGTGCTTCAACGTATGGTCTAATAGGTGTAGCTCTTAACATTCTAGCAAATTCGCTCTCTGGATGAACACCCCATTCTTTAACTGCGGTAGCGATGGCTTCTTGTGTATTAGTAGCAACAACTTCCATACGCTGACTCTCTCCTTGTACGTTCCACCAGTATTTCTTGCCACCTGTTGGGTCTTTGGCAATATTACGTTGTGTCTGCACTTGCTTAATGAACTGTGTCAACTCTTGCTTAGACATTTCACCTGCACTGAACTTAGCAAACAATGCAATGGGATCAGTTTCAGATTTTGGTTGCAGTACTTGATATAACTTCTTCAAATAGTCTTGTCTAAATTTCTGTGGATCGCACGCCGCATCGAGTGCAACAACGAAACGCAACAATGTGTTCTCTAGTTTAGACCAGTCAGCATTCAACCAATCACCACCGGGGCTACGGAATTCAATGTATTCCCCGTGAGCATTGATACTGATATATTTGTCAGTGATGCCACTGTGAATAACTTTAGATGCTTGTGCACCTAAACCAGACTTCATTTGCTGTAATAGTGCTTGTGCATCTTCTGGGCGCTGTTTAATTCTACGAATAACTTCATTAAACGCACTCTTTGCGTATGTGTTAGCTGCACGACCAAACTGCTCTAGTACATAACGATCACCTAACAACAATGCTAGTTTAACGTAATCAATGTTTTCACGACTTGAGTTAGGAACGCTAACGTTCATGTGTAGACCAGTTGATTGGTTTGTGTAGCAACCCTTTTGTTTAGCCCATGCAATAACTTTGTTGAAGTCACTAAGCATTTCATCGATTGGTAGTGGAGGGCTAACAAACTCTAGTCCACCGTCACCTGATTCACCACTTAGACTACTATCAGGTTCTACAACGTATGTGTTTTCTTCACGTGCGCCACCGTGATATGAACTACTGAAGTTTACAGGTCTATCAATTGCGTCTTGGAATTCCTGTGCAATTTCTTCAATGGATACTTCGCCGCCGTTTGTGTAGTAAGGCCAGTATACATCATAGTCGTTATATGGCAAGTCGCTCATAAAACGATAGCCTTCATATCTTAGATAGTCTTGTTCATCTGGCCAGTCAGCATCTTGTTCCCATTCTTCTCTAGCACGATCATAGATTCTACCCTGATCGTCCCATGCTTCCTCTAATTGTTCGTCAAGAATTTCATCAACACGCTCTTTGACTGCACTTTGAAATTCTTCACTATCTTCAGGTAATTCAGGGTTAGCTTCGCGGATTTCTTCTTCGGCTTGTTCTTTTGCACCATCGTCATCAAATTCGTTTAGTGTGAAGTAGTCTTTGAAGAAGTCATACTTCTCACCTTCCCACTGTTCATAACGCTTTTCACCGGCCCAATCGTAGTAACCTTCCTTAAGACCTTCGATCAGTCTACGAATGTCACTACTTGAGTTCATGTCTCCGTTACTAAAGAATTCATCAATGCTGTCAAAGTCAGTGACTCGCTCATCGCTATCATAATCAGGTTCTTGGTCGCCATCGTCTGTCTCAGCATTGGGGACAATCATTTCAAATTCGATGCCGGCCTTTGCACCTGTTTGTGCTGCCATTTGTTTTAGGGTAGAAGGACGCATTGATACTTCATCGAGCATCTCTGGTGTTTCTACTATAAACTCACGTAATCTCATTCTGCATTCCAACCTGCAAAGAATGGGTCGCTGATAACGATTTCACCATCGCTACCTAGCATGAAGTTACCGCTGTGTAAGTCTAAGTTACCTAGACCAATCTTTTTAGATACTTGTCTCAAGTCATAGATTGTATCCCATAACTTGTTGAAGCCCTCGTCACCTAAGTGTGATAACAATTCTTCTGTTCTTTTTACAGACCAAGAGTCATAGCTTTGATTCAAATATCTGTCTAAGAATTTCTTTTTAGCGGCTGGCTGCTTACTATATGCAGCACGGTCAGCAATAGCTTCTAACACATCATTCCAACCAGCGGCACCTTTATTGAATGGGAATAGTCTTTCCATTTTAATCTGTAGATAAGGTTTACCCTTATATTGGAACATAGCCCAATCGCTAAACTGTGGCAAGAATTGATTATCAGGATTTGCTTTGCAATAGTCTGCATAAGCCTTGAATGTCTTTTGGCTCTTGGTTAATTCTAAGCTGCCAGGCTTAGCATGGCGACTGGTACCAAAGATTTTTAAAATCATACCATCAGGTGCTAAGTAAGCTGTTTGATCTACCCCCGCGCCTAAATACTTATAACCCTTTTGTTGTAGGATCTTTCTAATAGACGGATCAGTTTCTGCTTCGTCAACTATAGATTCTGTTAGAAGTTCTGAAATTTTCATTTTACTCACGTGCCTTTTTCAATATAGAACGGATGAACCATGCCTTCTTACCATAGAGGTCTTGTAGTTCAGCCATAAAGTTAGAGATGCCCTGTTGATTCTCATTCGCCGCTTCATGAAACATAGCAACAACTAGTTCACTCATTACTTCGCAATCGTGCAATGACTCTTGAAACATTAATTCCGCACGTGGAATCTTTGTTTGATCTTGGATGATACTTAGTTCACTATAGCGAGTTAAACTGCCCGGAGTGTAAGCACCAAGTATTCTGATGTACTCAGCGATACGGTCTATAGTATCACTTACATCACTATATAATGTGTCAAAGAATGCGTGGTATTGAGGGAAATCACTTCCTTCAACGTTCCAATGAAAGTTCTGCGACTTAATCGCAAAACTCTGTGTGCTTGCTAATAGCACTTTTAAATTATCTGCTAGCATTCTTCTTTCCTTCAAATGCGATTTTTTGTACACGCTCTTGTTGACCTAGTTTGCGTCTTAAAGGAGCTGTCTCTTGTTCGTATGTTCCTGGATTCGGCATACCTAAATTCTCGTCTACTAGACCCTTTTCGATAGCACTTTCTTTTTTGATAGGAACACAGTTATTTACTCTAGTGTCACCTTTCATTTTTGTTCCTTGCTTCTTGTATCCGGTCCAGCATTTAGCATCTAAGCGTTGTTTTTCTTCCGCCACACCTTGTTCTTTTTTCTTGCTAATAGCAATTGCAGCCTGTTGTGCTGGGTTTGCAGCCTCACGTAATTGCTTTACTTTCTGTTCAGCAATCATCATTAACTCTTGTAATTGCTCGACACTCTCACAGTTCCAACGGCGCAATGCCTTATTGATTGGACTATCTGGATCTCGTTTAGTCTTAGCACTTGCATGTGCTTTCTTCATGCCACTCATACGAGCGCAGAATGACTTACGGCGTTTAGCAGACTTAGAACCCTTCTTTAGTTTACTTGGCTTTGTAGTAACAGCGGTTTTTAGCTTAGAACCGGGATTCTCTCTGCGATATGCTTTGACTGCTTTACGACTCATACCATCGGTCTTGTCTTTCTTATTGACTTTCTGCCAGTCTTCAGTAACATCTTGCTCTTGTGATCTTGCCCAGTTAATCATTATATTGCGACCTTGTTTATCTGCCGCTTTCTCAACTTTAGCAATAGCTTCTTCTTCTGATCTTGCTTTGACTTTTACGGAGTCTGACATGTGTGGTCCATAATCGAAACTAACTTCCCAGATCGCAAAGGGTTTTAGTTTATAAAGTTGCGATGCTACTCTTTCATCTGCCCACTTGTCAAAAACAGGACCTTCCATTGCTACTTGAGGTCCGTGATGCTTGTTGTATGCTACCCATGCTAGTTTGAATGAACGATTATCAAAGGGCATTGGGCTACCGCCACCGTAATACAACTTTGAAAACGCTTGTTCCATAGTATCACCCTGTGCATGTTCGGCGGCGAACCAGCCTATTTGCCAACCCATGATATCTAAGCCGGCTTCGTATCCACCTGAGCGTTCAAATTCACGCATTGCTTCTGGATCTTTTTCAAACACAGTTCTGTTATCTTTAGGCTTACGCTTGAATATATTTTTGATAGTATCAACCCAGCCTTCTGTTACACCTTGCTGTTCAAAAGTAGAAACTGCAGGCATTCTATTACGACTTTGTTCACGCTTGGCCATTTCACGCTTGTATGCTTCTGGGTCAGTTTTCTTTAGTTGTGCTAAACGCTGTTTTTCTTTTTCAATTTTAACAAGCATACGCTGTTCAACATCACCAGCATCGTCTTCCGCTACACCTTGCTGTTTTTGACGCCATACACTAGAATTCTTTAATCTGCTAGTTGAACCCCACGCAATACTACGACCGTTGAATACGAATACTTGCTTGTTTAATACAACAGCAGGGCTATGTGGATCTGAACCAAACTCACCGGAAACATCACCTATCTTACGAGCACCTTTGGACTCTAAGAACTTCCAAAACTTTTCAACTGCTTTTGCTTTGTGCCATTTAGGTTGATCTTCTGGCTTCAAGTCACGGTCAATAAAAATGTAACCAGGATCTTTGTATTTTGAGCCATCACCACGAGTCCACATTCTCATACCTGGATTCTTGTAATCCATTGGATAGTATGGACTACCACTCATTTGTGTATTAAATTCAGAGATTAATCCTCTGATAAAATCAATGGTAGAAGATTCGTTTAACTCACCTTCATCAATGTTAGGATTACGCCAACCTTTGTCTACTTTCTCAGCATCGCTCATACCTTTTGTTGGTGGTTGCTCTGCTCTTGCTTTCTGACGCTGTGCCCAACGAATTTCGTTGCGCTTAACTTGTGCCGGACTTGCCTTCTTTTCTTTGCTTAGGTCACGAAACAATGCCTTACCGATTGCACTAGTATGTGGGTTTGTTTCTTCTTTGACTTCTGAAGGTGTAGCATAATATTGAGTAGTACCTTTACCTTTAGCTGCCCATACAGTGTATGTCTTACCATCCTTGCCTTGTAATGTCATGGCATTGTCAGGGACTCTGCCCCAACCTGGGTTCTTAACTAAGTATGCTTTCTGTCCACCGACTTCTACTTTAGTTTGTTGTTGATCGGCATAGTTACCTGCTAGTCCTGCACCGATTCCTATCGCTGCCATACCACCTAGTTTAGCCATATCAGCACCGATGCCTTCATCAACTTCGTCACCGGGGCCGGCAATTCTATGAATTCTGCCAGTACCTAAGTCTTTTGGTGTTACACCACTTGTACGACCAAACGGATCTGCTGGCAACTTATTAGTTACACCTGTTACTTTTGCAGGGCGACCTACTTCGCCATCCCCGTCACCTCTTGCTACATATCTGCCAGCACCACCTAACTCTTGCGGTGTTAGATTTCTACCATACTCACCGCCCATACGTGCATCATAGTAATCACCTCTGTCATAGTATGATTCGTTGACACCATAATCTTTTTCGATGCGATCCATCATGCGGTTTTGAATTGCTTCAAAGTCGTCATCAGGATGTAATCTATGTTCAATAGATACATCGTCATACATATCCTGAAGAATGATTTGTGCTTCAGTACCTAATAGTCCATTTAGACCATCATAAATCATTTCATAGCCATCATCGCCGCTAGCGGCAATCTTTGCTAGAGTTGCTTCACCTTCAGTTTGTGAGCCTTCTGCTAGACCTTTGGCGTCATTGTCAAATTCTTTCTTCGTAGCCTTAACAATACCACCGAAACGCTTATTAGCACGATTTGTTAATTTCTGTGCCATTTCAGTATCATTAATATCTCTGCTTGCTTGTGCTAATCTATCACTCTTACTAGCATCTGCTCCGGCTGCTTTTTTATAATTTGCTAATGCTTGTGGGCTTAGTTCATTGATTTGTTCATCAGGACCATACGCAGTAATCAATAGATTACCTTTTAACTCAGGTTGCTGCTTTAACAAGTCTAATGCTGCCGTATTAGCTGCTTGCTTACCAATGAACGGACCTGCAGGTAAGTGCTGTTGAGTATCTTTTAATTTCAACCAGAACTTACCTGATTTTTCATACTCCATCTTCTCTGCATGTCGTTGTCTTATCTGTGCATCGATTCTATCATCTTCATCCCATTCACGATTTCTACGGCCCCAGTTTTCTGCGCCACCGTAATCACCTTTGTAGCCGGGCATGTTGCTATCCCAAGAATCACGACTTTCGTTCAACCCTTTTAAAATACGACTCATATTATTTCGCCTTCTTCTTGTTATTATTGTCTAGCATGCCACGTTTATTAGCTGTTGCCCAAGCAATGTTCTCTGCTTCTTTCTTAGAGTGACCTAGCTTCTTCTCGCTTTTAGTGATGTGCTTTACCATACGATCTACTTTAGCACCTTCGGCTGCGATGCCACCTGCAATAACGCCACCGGTCATCTCACCGATCTTCTCATCGTAGTATTCTTTAACAGCATTTAGATAGTCATTGGCTTTGATTAGTTTTTCTTGTACCCAACCCTCAAGACCTTCATCTTCGCTACGGTTTTGTAGTAATTCATATATTGCTTTAGCGTTTTTAATTGTTGCTAACACATCGCTACGAGCCATTTCAACTTCATGATCTACACGACTTTGTCCACGTGGTACAAAGCCTGTCTTGCGTTTAGCACCACGACCAGGAACAAGAATAATATCTTCTTCGTCTAGTTTAGCTTCTTGTACTGGCTCTTGCTTTTGTGGTTTTTCTTTCATTGCGGCACGAACTTCTTGCTTCGTCTTACCGTACTTCTTTTTAAATTCTTCGTCGGATAGTCCGTCTTTACCACCCTTCAAATCCATTGAAAGTTGTTTAACTTTACCCTCGCTTAGACTGTTAGCATATGGGCCTTTTTTCTTTGTCTTGCCGAACATTACTTTTTCAGCAGGTTCAAGACCTTTTACTTTAGGTCTTTTTTGTGTTTCGCCCATTGGTTTGGCAACTGATGCTACTGAACCAGCACACGTTGCCATCTCACTTAGTATGATTTGATTGATTTTCATAGAGGAATTCCGAGATAATATAGTATTTATCTCAGTCCTCATTTATACGATTTATGTTAGGATACTCGGTATACTTGTAAACCATCCCACCAGATATCAATGCCGGTGCCACCTGAGTTTGTACCGTCTAATCTACACTGAATCTGTTGTGTTCCTGCATTGGTGAAAGTACGAGAATAGCTTACTTGAGTCCAAGAAGTAGTGATGTTAATTGCACCTGCACCATAGTCATTCAATGTAAAAACTTGACCACCTGCATTAGTGTCCCCGAACAAGAAGACTTCACCGGTCGTTGCGACTGATGATTTGACCCACATTGTAGCTATCCATGTTTGTCCGCTGGCTGCAGCACCTAAATTATACTGTATGGCATTGTATGTTGCCATATAAGGGTCATTGCCAGTGATAGACATTTTCAATGGAATACCACCGTTAGGACTAAGTCCGGTTGATGTGTCTCTTGCGATGTTGCAGGCACCGTTTGTACCCACAAACCATCCATACAAGTCATAACGCATTCTGAATACGCTGGTGTTGTCTCCCACCATCATTCCTGTAGTTATTGTAACTCCGTCTAAACTTATTGGCATTAGAATTTCCCGTGAGTATTAAGAGTCGGAGGTATGCCGGCACGACTTACTTTGCTGTAAAATGCTTTAGCATTCTTTTTGATAGAATCAGGCTTAACATCTACAGTTAATGCTGTCTTAAAGCGAGGATCATTCTTTTCTTTCTCAGATGGAATATATCCACTAGCTTCTGAAATACTACCACGATACTGTATGTCTCTGAAACCACCGTATGGATTTGTAGGTGCTGTTTTTGAAGCTGCATATTGCATGGTATCAGTCTCAGCTAAAGGTGTAGCTAAATCCTTAGATATTACTCTGATATTCTGAGGAGGAATCTTACTCGTAATCGCAACTTCGTATTCGGCTCCCTCAGTTACTTGCCCCTTCAACCCTGTTGTATAAATCTCTAGTAATGCTAGTGCTTCATCTTCTTCGAATTCGTCACCTAACCAGTTCATCATAGCATCTTCCATTGCAACCTTATCAGGGAAACAGTATATAGCAGGCTTCTCGCCCTCAATCTTTCTGGTGCGATCACCTGTTTGTGGGATCAGACCCTGCATTAGTATATTGTCTAAATTCACTGCAGGAGTAACATGATATACCTTCTCAGGTAATTCATCGTACTTGTCCTCTTCAAGTTCAGCTTTCTTCAACTTGGTGTAATAATTAGGATCTTCTGCCAAGTGGTCTAGTGCTATTTCACGTGCTGTCTGACCGTAAGTTGTATGTTCTTTTTCTACTTTGATGCCCTGCTTTAATTGAGCAATCAAGTGAGTTATTGGAACATTATGCTTTGCTGACAATTGACGTAGACTTAGTTCAGGACGATTCAATAAGTTGTTCGATTGCTGATACATAGTTTCAATAGTAAGTTCCTCGCTATGTAGTTTATCACGCAAATCGTATAGTCTAGTAATGTAGTCCTGATTTCTAAGTGCTTTATATGCTAAGTTCTCGGGGCCAAACTCTCCGCCCTTATCTAACCCTGCTTGTCTGTATTGCTTAATCTTCTTTAATACACTGTTGATTGTAGCCAAATTCTTAGACTTCAATGCATGTTGAATCAACTCTAATAACTTCTCATATTTCTGCTTTGTAGCTGCTTGGTCAAAATTTGATCTGCGCTTGACAGGAATCTTGAGCCATTTGTCTTGTAGAATGCTGTACTCACCCAAGCTAATGACAGGTTCATTAGCGTCCTGTACGTATACTTCTACTGGAATGCCATGAATTGTGATCTTGTGAGATTGGTTATAGATTGTCTTTTTAGCGTTGAACAACTCACGATAGATTTCATCATTGTTCAACTCTTCCATATCTATAAGAATATGCAAGTCAATATCACTATGGGGTGTGTAGCTATAGGCTGCATTAGAACCTGAAACAGTCAAATCAGCAACGTCTAATCCACTGATACCTAATTCCTCAAGGAAGTCATCAGCAATCTTCTTTAGTTGTCGCTTGACTTCTGGGCGCAACTTGCTATGTTGCCATAATAGTGGATTCAGTTCAGTGTGAAATTTCACAGCGTCTGACATACTGAAGGATTCAAGTTCGTTAAAATTCATAGTATTGTATTTATCATAAAAAAGCCCCTTTCGGGGCTTTGTTTATTTCTTAGCGTCTAGTGCTTTTTGTTGAGCCTCTATCGCTGCTTGATTCTCTACATACATAGGACCTATTGTACGCAACAAATGATCCTGATTTTCTTGACAGAATACGTATGCACCGCTGTGACGTAGTAGAACACGCTTATCAACGTAAATCTTACCACCTAGGTCACGCCAGTTTTCACAGAATGTCCAGTCTTCGCTGTAATAACGATTCTGCCGAACTGCTGTATCAAAGTATGTCTTTAGATATTGGTCATACTTAGGATCTAGACCGATATCATTCTTGTACTGCTTGACTGCAGGGTGACTATTCAATTTCTCAAATACGTGCTTCTTCATCAACAAGAAACCAGTACCTGCTTTGGATACTTCTTGTAGTTGGTCAGGGCCTTCTTCTGCACCCTCGAATCCATTAACAACCCACTTGATTGGCATAGTCTTCATTGGGTATAGTCCACCAATAACGTCAACGTCACGGTTCAATAGTACCAACAAGTGCCATGGTTCCCAACCAATGTCAGCGTCAACAAAGAACAAGTGAGTAGCATCAGGCATATCCAAGAACTTTGCAGTTAGTGTGTTACGTGCGCGGGAGATGAGTGATTCGTTGACCATTGTTTCCAATGTCCAATCTATACCAAGTTGACGGGCTGTGTTAGCCCACTTGATAAAACTCATGAATGTTGATTCAGTGAGCATTCCGCCATAGCACGGCATCGCAATATGAACTCTGGTAGTACGCAAAAAATCTACGTTTACCTGAACTTGACCTTGTTGTGGCTGTTGCTTTGCTGCTTCTTCAGCGATTTCAAGTACCTTTTCTACTGGTACTGTTTTTTCTTCGTTATTGTCTGACATGAGATCCTCATAAAAATATAAGAATATTTACATGTCAGAACACTACACGAATTATTTTTCCTCTAGATAATCAGTGCTTTCGGTGACCTTATCTAGCTGTTTCACCGCTTTGGTCAATTGAGCGATCTGCTCATCCTGTGCTTCATCTTCTTCTTGACTGTGCTTCAAGGCACGTTGTACGAATTTCATGAATGCTTGCTGTTTATTCAATGCGCCGGGATAATGCTGTTGTGCATAGTTCATGATCTTTTCAGATTCTGGATCATGCATGAACATATCTGCTTCTTCCAATTGCCAATTAGGATCAGTGCTAACGACTTTATAATAGCCCGGTTTGACCATCATGATTTGATACTGGTCATCACGGTCATCAGTCATCATTAGTGAATAATGAATCTTGCTATAAGGCTTGCCCCAACGCTTCATTGTAACTGCATCGTCAGTAACTCTAACGACATGTCCCATTTGACCAGGGACTTTCCAGTCTACTTTATTGCCTGCAGCTAATAGTTGCTTGACTGCTTGCAGAATCTTGCTACGGTCATCGTTGCCCCAAGGATCATTACCTTTTTCTTTCGGGGGAACAGGAGGTTTGAAGTCTCCACCAGGGGCAAATTCTTTAACTTGTTGCATAGGAGCATACCAGTAGTATGTATATTGAGGCTTCATGCCAGCCTTTTCAACCCATACATATACTTTATTGCCCTTGTCATCGGTAGCTATCTGTACCTTGCTCATGTCGCTAGGCAATTCATGGCGAAGATAATCTCTACCGTTAATTGTGATAACTTTAGGTTCAGCTTTCTTGATAGGGTGACCCATGCTATTCACGTTGCCATATGGATTGGCTGCGCTACGACCGGAACCATCGATGATACGATTCGGATTCAATACGATACCACCTGCACCTGTAGCCATTGTGCCTGCTAATGCTGCGGCTGCTGCTTTTTCTTTCCAACCTTCATCTAGATCCTCGTCTGGTGCAAGTTCAGATCCTTTAGGACCATAACCACCTCGACTGCCTTGACTTCGCTCTTGCCAGACCATGAACATTTTGTCTGGATGTTTCTTCCACAAATCATAAGCTACAGAATGTGCTTGACCTAAGTTATCTGTTTGATAAAGTGGTCCACCGATCCAATCGAATTGGTCATTTAAGTTTGCTTGATAAACTTCATATTCATGGTTACGACCTCCATCACCGTTCCCGGGTGCAAACTCATTTACTTGTTGTCCACCCATACCCATGTCTAATAGTTGCACAACGTTCTGTGCTAACTTAGGGTTCTTTTGAGTTGCTGGATATAGACTCATGACCATTGCTGTCTTACGACGGTCATCTAGTGTAGGCCATGCTTTGCGAATCTCAGTTGCACTTTGAATACCAGGACCAAATGTCACTGTTGGTAGATATGCAATGTATGCATGTTTGCTGAATGGCTGTAAATTCTTTCCTGTCCAGGGTTGAAAATATGATGGACTCCCGTCCTTCTTTGTTCCACCTGGCTTGGGTTGTTCTGTCTTGTCTTTTTCACTACGAACGAAAATCAGTACATCGCTGTTTGGATCATAGTGTTGTGTAATCTCTTTAGCCTGAAACGGGCTCTTAACTTGAACAAAACGACCTTGTTGAACACCTGCTAATTTAGCTAATTTCTCTTTAATAGAGAAGGGGAATGGTCTTTCACTTTGGTCGTTTGTTGCTGCTACATAAACGTCAGCACCCGGAAAGGCTTTTAATGCGCTTTGATATAAAGCGTAGTGACCCGCATGAAACGGGTGAAAGCCTCCCGGCATGATGACGATTTGTTTCATTTATTTACCTTGTTCTTTAGCTTCTTTTCGAGCATTCTTTTCTGCGGTGATTTCATTACGAATAGTTTTGCAAACCTTAGCTAGTTCACCTAATGCCTTACGGGCACGTGTACCTGCTGCTGAGTTACCTTTTGCAAATTTTTCGTATTCTGCTACTGCGGAGTCGAATTGTTCTTTGAGTTGGTCTAATGAGTTCATAATATTTCCTTTAAAGAATGTACTTATGCATCAATAACTCAACTTAACAAATTGTACGATACCATTCTGGAAGTCTTCTATCTTGGCTCTCATGAACACAAAGTTTCCAGTGATGTTGGTATATACGCTAGCATTGCTTGCTAGCTGTGGCGCACTATTCGGGGTAGCGTTTGCGTTTGCAACTAGTTCATGTACCTTAAACCAGTCATTGTTCGACGGGGTAGTTGCTAGACTTGCTTCAATGACAACGTTACCAGTAACCCCTGCGAGTTTCATGTTAACTGTTTGCAAATCTTTGTTACCTAGATAGTATGCAGCCGCAGGAAATGCGTTCCCTGTAACAGTGTAGGGTTGGCTATTTCCTGGGTTAGTATACGTTGTTGCAGGCAACAATATCAACGTGGTTGTTTGGCTCATGCTCTTACCACTTCAACAACAACTGCCTCACCCACTAGTTCTTGGGCTACTTGTTCTAATGCTGCCTGAACGTCGGAACCAGCGATGCCAGAAACTTCGGCTTCGCTGTCCTTAACGATCTTACTGAACTTGATGACTAATACATCTTCAACGATTTTTGCCATGAAAAATACTCCATTAATAGAGTATTTATCATATTAGATAGGATCGGGTCGCTTTTCAAGTTTATACTTCTTACCCAGCAACTCACCGTGAACCAGTGCTAGATAACTCAGTGTAGATTCATCGTTATAGTCAATAAAGTATGTTGCGCTACAGAATCTGCGCTTCCAAGTGTTCATTTTACTCTTGGGACTGACCCAATATTCCAATGATCTGCACGGTTTCAATGCTTCATAACGCTTGAACAAATCCTGCAAATCTTCAGGAATATTTGCATCCACACGCCTTGACTTTAAGTAGACACGATACTTGCTGGGAGGATCATTGACAAAGTACTTAACACCTGAAAATTCTGCCTTCTGTACCATAGTAAAGTCAACGACAATCTCAGGGTGCCATTTCTTGATTTTCTGTAGGAATTTCAAGTCATTTGAGAAGATAGCGGCAGTCTTGCCCTCAAGTCGAATACTGAAGGTTTTGTCCTTCTTCTGCTTCTTACGCAACTTAATGAAGTTTTCAACGATTGCCTTTTGGTCAATCAGTGCGTTGATTTCATCTTGGGTAAGATCAACTTGTCCACGAGCCTTACGTGCTGTCTTTACTCTAGCTACCCATTCGTTTACTGTGTTCGCCCAGTATACATACCTAATGCCCTCGAAAGTCACCCTAGCACGGTATGTATACTTAGACCAGTAGTCTGTATCCCGGTAATCGTAGAAGTCGATACCGGGCACGTTATCAACTGATTTCAATAATCCCATCGTCATTCACCTTAGCTGACATTTTGACCACTGTGTTGAATACAATCTTCTTTTCTTCGTCAAGGGTTGCATTGATATTTGCATTCTTGATTTGCTCGAAAAGAATCTTCTTAGACAACGGGACACGAATCAATTCATCAATCTTACGTGCAAGAGGACGAGCACCCATCTTCTTGTCGTAACCGACTTCTGCAAGATGTTCGATAACTTCCTCAGACAATGACAGATTGATATTGTGTTTATCAGCCAATGCCTTCTTGAGGTCTTCACTAAACTTGATAACAATTTTCTTGATAGACAATGTATCCAGTTTTGCGAACTTGCAGACAAGATCCAAACGATTACGGAACTCAGGCTTGAAGAATTCCTTCAATGCTTTGTCATCCTCACCGATCTTTTCTTGTGATCCGAAGCCGATGTTGTTGCGTTCACCATCAGCACTACCCAAGTTACTGGTCATAATAATGATAGTGTTCTTGCAACTGACTTTCTTACCATTAGATCCAGTGATAGTACCTTCGTCAAGCATTTGCAGGAAGATGTTGAAGATATCGGGGTGTGCCTTTTCAACTTCGTCAAACAACATGATAGCATGTGGGTTCTTAGACAAGTCGCTAATCAAACGACCACCTTGAACTTGACTATCACCGAAGCCAACATAACCAGGGGGCGGACCGATCAAGCTAGACACAGAATGCTTTTCACCGTATTCTGACATGTCGTACTTGAGCAATGGCATGTCGAGGTTCTTGCTCAACAACTTAGCCAATTCTGTTTTACCTGTACCTGTTGGGCCCAAGAACAAGAAACTTGCCATTGGCTTTGTTTCGTTACTGATGCCAGCGAAACTGACATAGATACGTTCCAGTACCTGTTCAACTGTCTCATCCTGACCATACAACTTGCCCTTGACATTGAGTTCAAGTGACTGGATACGCTCCATGTTGTCACCCTTGAGTTTGTCAGCAGGAACACCTGTATATTTCTCTACTTGTTCGTAGATCAGTTCCTTAGTAATGATTGCGTCCGTGTTCATCGCAACACGTTGTTTAGCACATGCCGCGTCAAGCAAATCAATAGACTTGTCAGGGTTCTTACGATCGGGGATATAGCGAGTTGCCATATCAACTGCCGCATTGATAGCTTCGTCTGTAATGTTGACTTCGTGGAAGTCATTCAAACGACTAGCAAGACCGCTGAGAATACGAACGGTTGCATCGTGACTTGGTTCATCGACACCAATGCGATAGAATCGGCGCATCAATGCACGATCCTTCTCAAATGATTCGTAGAATTCTTCCCATGTAGTGCTTGCAATGACTTTCAATGTGCCCTTAGTGATTGCAGGCTTAATCATGTTAGCAAAGTCAGGGCCACCACTGTTACTTGAACCTGCACCACTCATAGTGTGTGCTTCGTCAATGAACAGAATAGCTTTCTTCTTGGTGTTCAGTGCATCGATAACTGCTTTGACCTTTTCTTCAAAGTCACCGCGATACTTACTACCTGCAAGCAATGCACCAACTTCAAGACTATAGAGTTCATGACCCTTCAAGAATTCAGGAACTTCATCGTTAATGATTGCTTGTGCAAGACCGTCAACAATAGCAGTCTTACCAACGCCCGGATCACCGACCATCAATACGTTAGACTTGAATCGTTTAGCGAGAACGTTGATAATGTCCTCAAGTTCTTTAGTACGACCAATGACGGGTTCAAGCTTACCTGACTCTGCAAGCTTGGTCATGTTGGTTGTGTATTCTTCAAGAATCTCGTCAGCTTGGTTATCAGTCAAACCAGTACTGTATTCTTGACCTTTGTATGATTTTTGCCAGTGTGCAACGAATTCGTTCTTGTTGATACCATACTTCAACAGAAAGTAATGTGCGTGACTGTTGCCTTCTGCGGCGATAGATAGGAACAAGTCGATAGTAGTGACTTGTCTACGACCAGTGAACAATACTTGCGTAACGCAACGGTTCATTGCTCGTTCTAAGCTGTTTGTCCTACGGGGAACAACTTCTGGGTCTTTGCTCTCAATAGCATGTAGACCATTAAGATACGCTGATACTTCTTCATTCATTGAATCTACATCAACACCAAAACTAGTCAAGCATTTCTTGAACGGTTTGTGGTCGATCAGGCCTAGAAGTAAGTGCTCCAATGTTACGTATTGGTGCTTGCGCTCTTTTGCATAAGCAATCGCTTGCTCAATGATGCTTTCAATTTCAGGTGAATTTGTCATAGTTTCCTTAAGTTACTTAGATTTGGAACGCAAAATGCTTTGAGTTATCTCGTCATCAATTATATCAGGTATGAAGGGTTTTAGCAAGAGTATTTGGTCTCCAAATTGGTTACTGTTGCCAATGGGCATACCTTGACCGGGTATCTTCAATTGCATAAAAGGTTGTGTTTTGGGTGGGATTGTAACCTCAAATTCCTTACCTGAAATGGTGATGAAATTCACAGTTGTGCCCACAATCAAGTCTAGTACTGATACTTTCTGATTGCAATATAGGTCGTTACCTCTACGTTCAAACTTCAAGTGAGGTTGAACATGAAACTCTACCAACAATGTCGCATTGTCTAGCACAGTGTCATATTTGATTTGGGCACCAGTCTGAATACCTTTGGGTATATCGATTGTGATAACTTTTTGCCCAGTGGGTGTTTGTATTTTTAGAATCTGACTAGAACCCAAATATGCATCTCCTAGTGACACTGCCATTTGAGTTCTGAATACTTGTCGTTGATTTCGATTAGCAAATGGGTTTCCTGCACGTTGCCCAAAGATGTGTGCAAAGATATCTCTGGGGTCCATGTCACCGCTGAACATGCTAGGATCGTTTCCAAATCCACCAAAGTTAAAGCCTTGGAAATCGGGTTTTGGGTTATCGTATTCTTGTTTCTTCTGCGGATCTGACAGAGTGCGATATGCTTCTTCGATCTTTTGAAACATGGCAGTATCACCACCCTTGTCAGGGTGATGCTTACTCGCCAATCTGCGATATGCTTTTTTGATTTCGTCGGGACTAGCTGTTTTGGCTATCCCTAGCGTAGCGTAATGATCCATATTTACAGTGTAACAGATTTCTCTGTTTCTGTCAATATTTACTTAGCCGCGCCCTCGATCTTTTCTTTTGTACGACCGTATGCTGCGATACCTAGAACTGCACCCATTGCGATGTGGTATAAACCAGCACCCTGTAGTGTCAGAGGTTGCCATTGTGTTGTAACGTTACCCTTGCTCAATGCTTGTAGCAATGACCAAAGAATTGGGAACAATACAAAGTCTGCTGTACATGTTGCCATGTACACCCATCCCATTGCAGGACGCCATTTCTTGTTGATCCAATCTGTATTATCGTTTGCAACTAGTACGTCAGCACCTTGTGCCGCATTAGAACCTGCTTGTGTCAAGTTCTGCTGAGGTTGTTGCTGTTGCTGTTGTAATCCACCGAAATTGTTTACTGCGGTTGATTGGAACCCGGGGTTAGTTGGAGAGCCGAATGAGTTTGATGCAGGTGATCCAAATGCATTATTACCGAATGCGTTCGAACCAAAGCTACTACCTTGCGGGAATTGTTGTATAGAAGGATCACCAGCTAGCTGGTCATGGTGTTCATCATCTGTTGCTATTGGTTGTTCTGTTCCTGCTCTTTTAGCTAAAATAGTTGGCATGTTTGCTCCCTTTATTCTTATTATAATCCAGCTTTGCTGATGAAGTCTTTAAGTTCACTGTCCTTTTCAAAGATAGGCTTCGTAGATAGCCCCGCTACACTACGCATTTCGTTCAACTCATCTTCTTTTTCTTTTTCAATCTTGTATTCATTAGGGTTGCAGATGATAACCTGGTGTAGAATTTGTTCTTCAGGATCATAATCTTCATCTTCAACTTGTACAGTCCATTGTGACAGCTTCAAGCTTGTTAGTGTTTTTAAGTCTTTTAATAGTTCAATGATTCTGCCGGGCACAGTAGACCTGCGGCTTATTTCAACGAATACTAACCAGCGATTAGGTTCAATCTCACCTTCACTCAAGCTAGCATCCATTACCCAATCATAACCACGTTCGAACCAATCAACTAGATCGTTTCCAGCAGCTTCTGATTTTACAATGAAAGACAGTGTGACAACATCACTATCTGAACCCATCTTAGCAGAGTATTCGTCTACTGTTACTAGTGGGATAATTTGACCTTCCATGTCATGGAAGTCTAAACCTTCAAATATTATTCTCTTTTCCATAATTACATCGGTGGAACCGCTCCTGGTGCTCCTGCTGGCGCAGTAGGCATTCCGCCACCCATACCGCCGGCTTGTGCTTGATCTTCAGGGGCTTCTCCCTCTTTTTGTGTATTCTCTTTATCTAAATCGTCCTCGTATGCATTCTCAATGTCATCCAAGTCAATTGTTTGGTCTGCTAAGTCAATAGAACCTTCTTTGATTTCGTTCATTAGTTCTTTAGGAATCTCAATCATCACAAACCAAATTTTCTTTTCCACACCTTTAGGATAACGTGTCCCCTGGACAAAGTCATCGTAATTCTTTACTTCGATGGGTACTTTGATTTTGCCCTTTTTGAATGATACGTTGCAACCAATGTTTGCAAGTCTTTTTGCACCACTTGGATCGGGCATTAGTTTGTAAGGCCACATGAAAACGCATGACACTGAATAGCGACCTGAGTTTGGTCCCTGAACTAGCTCTCCTAGCTCCCAGTTTTGGAATGCGTATAGATCGGCTTCGTCCAAGACACGCTCAAAATCTAGCAATGTGGACATAGTACCGTCGCTGGTCATGATACCTTTAATGTTGCTCACAACACTAACAAAGTCGATATCATCAAAGAAGTTGTCTGCGGATTTATGTTTCATGTAGTATTTATCACTCTACACTTTATTTGTTCAGAATCGAAAACTTTACCCTTAGCCTAATATTTATACAAGAACTTTCCTTTTTAATGCTAGCTATATACATGGTTCACCCTGATTTAAATATCTTCTGAATGCTTCTGAAAAAGCAATCAAAGCTCTACCGAAGGAGAACAACTTGAGCAAACGCAAAACCAGCGCAGTACGCAGTAAAGACAATACATCCAGATACACACAGTTCCCACAAAATGAAGTAAAGACATTCTACATGAACCAGTCAAAAACAATAGATTTCGCACAGGCACAACAGCCAAAGAAACCGCGCAAGCCGGTTGATCTTATCCCGAAGTCGTTGAATCAAGAAAAATACATAGTAGCCCTCCTAGACGATGAAACCGATGTAGTCGTAGTTTCAGGACCTGCAGGAACAGGCAAAACGTATCTGGCTATGCAGGCTGCTATTAAAGCCCTGCGTTCTGGTGAGTGTCAAAAAATCATTTTGACAAGACCCGCGGTTAGTGTGGACGATGAAAAACACGGTTTCTTACCTGGCGATCTTAACGCTAAGATGGAACCTTGGACTCGTCCGTTGTTAGACGTTCTACAGGAATATTACTCAGTTAAAGAAATACAACAAATGCTAGAAGAACAGATTATTGAAATCGCACCACTAGCATTTTGCCGAGGAAGAAACTTCAAGCATAGCTGGATAGTCCTAGACGAATCACAAAACGCAACACCGAGTCAACTCAAGATGATTATGACACGTATTGGAGTTGGTAGTAAACTTGTAATTACAGGAGATGTTGAACAAACAGATAGACGAACTGCTCAGAATGGTCTCATGGACCTTATTGATAGACTTGTAGCATACAAAGTCCCCGGACTAAGTGTGTGCAAGTTTGATGTTAAGGATGTACAACGACACAGAATCATTGAACATGTTTTGAAATTGTACAGTTAATAAACGGGGCTTAGGCCCCGTTTATTATTTCCCAGTTTAGTATTTTACTTTTTGTTATCTTATCTCGTATGTAAGATACATGTCTCATGTTGAATGGTCCTGATAAGTCTGTTCCTTGTATAGCTACTTTTTCTAGTGTACCTATTTGACAGTATCCAAAACGAATCTTTGGATCGTCAATCTCAGCTTCAAAAAAATCTTTTCCTCCTCTTGCGAGATAAAAAGAGTTCCATTTCTTATCAAACTGTTCTCTAAGAACAGGTTGATCTAAGTAGTTATCAAAAAAGTGCAGTCTAACACTAGCCTTGTACCTATGCTGCGGTACATATTGTTCTTTGGGGCAAACTAAATCATTCGAAAAAAACAACTCCCAAGCATGTCTACCGACATGTACATAGTGTAACATTAATTGACCAAAGGAAAAGTACCCATTGAATAATGGATACGCAGATTCCGGAATAGAATATGTTTGATAAGGTTCTGACTTATTGAAGTCAAGTTTTATTGAAAATTTACTACTGTCGTTTTTTTGATTATAGAAGTCTGGTAGGATAGATTCTAACCAATGTATAGTGTCATTGTACTCATCCAAATATATCTTGATCGAACGATACTCATTCCTACTTTTAAACTCGGGGAAATGAACATGCATTATGTTCAATGCATTCGTGAAAGTTTCTTTGGAAAATGTTGCTTTCTCTATTTTGTTATCTACTACCGAGTTTATGATATCGACCAACTCAAATAGTCTATCTAATCTCTCTCTCACTAATTCAGGGTCATTATACCCTGAATAGTGATTGATCTTACAGCACGTATCGACGGTCTGTGCCATTATAAGTGTAGACCAGTGACGTACAATGTCATGGTCCACTAATTGATAATATAGTGAGATTTCGTTTGTGAAATTAACTTTGAACTGCATTGTTCTTTTCAAGCTGGTCAATCAATGAGGGATAAACACGCTTGTAGTATTCACACATTCTGTCCCAATCACTGTCAACTACTTTACCTTCAATCACGCACTTAGTAATTTTCTTTTTCTCAAAGTCCAAGATCACGTTGCAGGTCTGAGCGTCACTCATTTTGACTTTTTTAGAAACCTGAACCTGTTCATCAATTTGTCCTCCGGGTTTACGGAAGAACGTAATCATCAAATATCTCATGCTGTTAACTCCACTAGTGTTGCTGCCAGTGAAATCTCAGGTATGCCCACTAGCGGCAGATTTGCTAGACCGTTACGAATGATAACGATACTTGCATCTTTCTTTTCTTGATCCTTGCCCCACAGATCCAAGTTCTCGTACATCCACTTGTAAGTATCTTCAATACGAGTAGGATACATAGCGATGTACTGCATCAATTGCTGACGACCTTCAAGAATCTTACCCTTCTTGAACAGGTTTGTAGCTTCAATCAGTATGTCATGCTCACTAGAACCCTGTGCTTGTGCAGGCAATAGTTTACCACTGTTGCTATTGACTTGCAATTGATTCAAACACTTACGCAAGTCAGGATATGTGCCACGAACATACGTATCAAGTGTGTCTAAATCAAATTCTACACCTTCGGATACTAATACAGTAGCCGCACGTGCAGTAAATTCTGTCATATCTGGCTTAGCGATATGGAACTCATGGCATCTGCTTTTAAGTGCTGGTATAATCTTGTATTGATAGTTACAAGTCAAGATATAGCGAACAGTTTGATGATATGCTTCCATATCATTACGCAATGCAGCCTGTGCAGGTTGAGTCAAATAGTCAGCCTCGTCAAGCAATACGATCTTGAACGTACCAAAAGGCATTGTGCTAACAAAACCATTGATCTTATCACGCAGATTATCAATGCCGTTTTCACGACTTGCGTTGATTTCCATAACGTCATAGCTTTCTACACCTAGTTCATTGATTAGAACCTTTGCTAGTGTAGTCTTACCTGTACCAGCATCACCGCTGAATAATAGGTGGGGGATGGATCCGTCTTTAATCCATTGCTTAACTTGTTCTTTTTGACGTTCATCCACGAATACGTAATCAGATACGCTACTAGGACGATACTTTTCAACCCAGAGTTGATTCTTCATCGCTTCAATGCTTCCATAGTGATAATTTGTGAAATATGCTTGCCAAGTTCTTCTTCGTCATTGACAACATACAGGTTAGTATCTATTCTATCAGTTTTATGATCGTATTGTCTAAACTCAATTGCCCAACCACCTGAAGCTTTGAACATTTTGAATGTGATTGGTTCTGTACCCAATTCATCACTTTCACGCACTCCAATGTTGCGAACTCTTTTTACTGATTTAGCTGATCCAATTGCTAATCCAATGTTTGCTTCTTGTGGATCATCTCGGGCATCTTCCCATGCTTGCTTAACTTTCTTAGCAAACCATCTATCAAACCATTTCATTCTTCATCCTTAGTACTATTGCTGAAAGGCCACGCCGCAGTAGGGGTCAATTTAAGTGCTTCTTTGAATTCCTCTTCTGACTGACCTGTAGTAATAACAGTATCGCTAGGTGTGCCATCATCATTGAGTTTGGTGATTTCTAAGTCACAGTCAATAATCATTTCACACTCGTCTTGCATCCAGCCATGTTCTTCGAGGTCAAGCCAAGAATTGCCTTCTTCAAAGAATTCTTCTAGCCATTCACGGGTGTCATCGTCACAATCATCGTAATCGATTTCTTCCCAGCAACCGTCATTAGTCTCAACCAACTCAGTTTCATAATCGCAGTTGTAAATATCTACTCCTGCTTCAATATCAGGGGGATTGTCATCTTCTGTCTCAACAGTAAACTCACCCCAACGCCAACCTGTTTCAATCATAACAGTGTTGCTACCTTTGGTAAGATAGTTACGCTCGATAATTGACTTCTTCCAAGTCGGTTTAACAGACCATGTTGCCATTTTAGTACACCTTATCACTCATTGTTTCGTCTTGCATCGGCTCATCCGATATCAGTAGTATATCATTAGGATCAGCTTTTCGCAACGTCACTTTGCCCTCTGGGGTTTCAACGGTGATGCCACGTGTCCAACGACCGTGACTGATAAGTACCCATTTACCGATTTGTAGTTCTGGGTCTTTAACGTCGGGACCCAGACCATAAATCTTTGCCCAACGAGGACGAATACCGGAACTCTTTTTGTCGTCATCTAGTAGAACGATACCGCCCTTACTGATGCGTTCATCAAAGTGCATGTCCGAAACAACGATGTTATCGTGCATGAATTTCAGTTTTTCTACTTTTGTAGGACTGAATGCTGGTTTGCTATATTCGCTCATTTCTTTGCCTTTGGTAAATTAGACTCCATAGCTTTGATCTGTTCGACCAATTCATCATCGTCTAGCTCACGATCAAGATCCATTTCGTCTTGGGTCAATTCTTCTACTACTTCTTCCTTCACCACAGGTGCTAGTTTAACTTCGGGTTCATCGACTCGTTGATTGACTCCACCTGACGTAGGAACAGCAGACTTAACTGGAGTAGGGGCAGCACGTGTTGGTACTGGGTCGTTGCCACTTCTCCTAGGCTTCTGTGCTACTGGTTGTGCAGAACGATTGCCTACAGTTTTGCCGTATGCTTCATTGACTTTGCTTGTTGCAGGTTTGACCACTCTACCCAATGAGTCGATAGTGTCACCACGTGCGTTAACTTTCATGTTGCCCACTGCTCTAGTCTTTTCGTTCTTAGCCGCAAGGGTGCTCATGTCAATTACTTTACCTAATGCTGTGCGATATTTTGCCATTTGTTTTCTCCTATTTTAAAAACTCATCTATGGACAAGTCATAATACAAACTATTTATCCTATGTATGCCGATCAAAAATAATACAAAGCTGGATACTGAGCTACCACGACCTACTCCCCAAACAATGTTGTTTTCTCTCATGGTATCAACTAGATACTTCAAGTAACGTAGCAATGGGAACATTTCACGTTCTTGGAACATCAATAGTTCCTCACCCACTCGTTGCAATTCTTCTTCGTTTTGGCATAAATCCAATACATACTTTGCTATGTCAAAGTCTTTGTAGGCTTCGGGGAGTTTCCAGTTATCTTGTAACCTGCTGTCGAATTCTTTAACCGTAATAGCCGGTTCTTGATATTCAATGAATTGGGGTAGACTGCTTATGTCTATAATATCAGATACTTTGATATGGTTGTCTACTAGAACGGTATGCTTCATTGACCGTTCCGGGTCCATCATTATAAAATCACAGATATCTGTTTCAGTGTAAATGTGTTGACCGTACTTATCTACTTTCATCTAAGTATGATACACTTTCAAGTATCACTTGTCAACTGGAATGTACAAGACTTCACCCTTATCAGTCTTGCATTCTTCTTTCCAACCCAAACCCAAACTGTTCCAATCTATTTGCTCTTTACGCAAATCTACAACCTTTTCTCGTTTGGTTTTCTTTGCGATGATATTTGTATTTGGGCTGCTATCTGTCCACCATACATTGGATAAATGTTGAAACTCTGCATCTTCATCTTGTGATACATAGAAACATACATCGTCACAGATATCGGATTTGATCTTTACCTCAGTCAAGAATAGATGCCCGTCGGTGATGGCGTTTATCTTGCTAATCAACACGGCAGCAACTACTTGATCGTATGGTTCGTCTGGTAATGGACAGATTCTAATCCCTGCTTTGCTGTAACCTTCCATGGCTTTTGTATCATTTACGTCAACAAAGATACAACTATCAAAACATTGGCTAAACAGATACTTGATTCTATCCATAGCGATGTTTTGCTCACGTATACTTTCTGTCGTAACATCCATAAACAGTTCTAAATCATAGTTGTTTATGATGAAAGTACCATCATAGTGGATCGCTGATTGCAACGGGAATTGTTTAGAGATTCGTGTGTTCATTTGGCGTCTTTTTCAATACTGATTTTTGTATTGATTTTTTGTTTGCCCATCATTTCATCCATTTTCTTGGCATAGGCATCTCTATAACTTTCTATGGCCATGTTCAATTGGTGAATTAATGCGCTATTACCTGTGCGGTAGGCAAATGTAAGCTTGTTTGTAAGACCCGAAATGGTTGTTTGCAACTCATCTAAAGTCTTATCTGAAAGGTCGTTGATAAAAGGATGCTTCATCCTATATATTTATTACCAAGATTGTAGTGTCGATCTTTTCCAAATATCAGAACCAACATATGCAGTAGCACTACAACTACCCGAAGCTGTTGTTAATGCAACTACCGAATCAGCAACTCCGTTTGTTCTGGATCTGCTAACTGTGATAGTAGTACCACCTGGAATAGACTTGATGTAATATACTATACCTGCAGTAATTCCACCAAATGTTGTTCCTGAGAATATAATAGGTGCATTCAATGTCAATCCAGTAGTATTACTAACCGTAATCACATTAGTAGATGTGGTTGTCGCTGTAACAGTCTTGTTATAAGTAGTTGCATTATATGTGTCTGTACAAACGTAAGTGTATGATACAGGGTTACCGTACATTGAACTTGTAGGACTAGAGTTACCTGCTAGGTTAACATTAGCTCCACCTAGTGTAGATGAAACAGTGAATGTTGTACTAGATACTACGTTGCGAACATAATATGTTGTACCAACTGTAATGTTTGCTTCCATACTGACGCCAGTAAACACAATAGGTAGATCAGTGTACAATTGACTTGTATTTCCAGTAGTGAAATAATCACTAGCATTGGTCGTAGAAATAGTCAATTGATCGTAAGTCGCACCCAATGCAACTGTGCCAGGAACATCACCTTGTTGACCAACAGGGCTAGGAGTACGCAACTGCAATTGAGTAGTCTGTCTAGGTCTATTGTATGGCTCAATTGTGATTGTGTTACCGCAATCTGTTGAACTTAGACGATAATCTAATTGAGTTACTCCGTAGGGAATAGATACGTTTCCGGTTGAAACATAATTCTCTAATGTGGTCAAACCAAAGTCGTTATTAGAAGATACAACTGCGCTAGGGAATGATATCACCGCATTTGCATTGGATACAGCTAACTGAAGTTGAACATTGCTTTGTGTTCCGTATGGAGCCCAGCCACCAAAGTTCAGTGTTACGTTCCCTGCAACAGTACCGTATTGAACGTCACCTGCGTTAACATCAATAGTGACAGTACCTGACAATGCATTACCTAAATTATACGTAGTTGCTCTAAAGCCGCGGGTACTAGCATTGCTAATCAATGTGTTAGCCATGTCATTGTTGACAATCGTATTGTCTAATGCAGCTTTGACAACTACTTTGTTCTGCAAGTCAGATATCTCGGTCCCTGCGGTATCAAGGTTTGTTTTGATACTAGCAAAGTTATTTCTAAATCCCTGTGAACTGTTGTTCTGACCGGGAACTGGGTAGTTTACATCAAGTCCGTTTGTGTTTATTGCGCTCATAAATTAAATTCCGTATAGTATTTAGTACTGCGTTTCATCGGGTAAAATAGTTTGACGGGGGAACAATACATAAAAGTCTTTACTATCCAACGGATTTGGTACAGGAGTTGCGCTAGGTAAACCAGTCCACGCAGGAGGACTTGTGTTTTTGTCGTAGTTATACGTAATGCTCTTATCTACGCTGAATCTGTCAATTCTGAAGTTAATCATATTCAGTTTGTATGGCAATCCATCAGGCTGTTTCCAGAATGCATCGATGTTTGTCTTTACAATATCAGCATATCCAGGCTTTGTGTAGCAAATGACCCAAGCTTGAGTATATCCCAGTGTGCTACCGTTATCTTGTTGACTAGTCATCCACTGGGGTAATAGTCTACTGTCAAACTCTTGACCAAGTATCTGTCCTACACGCTGACGCATATTGAACAAACTGTTTGGATATAGTGTACGTGCGTAACCTGGGGTTAAACTTGTGTAATACTCTTTCCCCAAGATATCTGCATAGCTTGTGTAGATATTAGTGACGCTGGTATACCATGGACCTAATCCTAAATCAATAGGTCTTGGCCAATAGATTTCTTCTGATATGCTAACACCTTGTGGATTTACTAAGTTATCTACTACTTGACTGTATACCACCTCATAGATTACTGTACCGTTTTCATCTCTAGCTTGTGCAGTCTTTATCTCACCTAGTGTAATATTTCTCCAATAGTGGTTCTTTGTTACTGCTGCCAAGTATTCCTCAATGTCACTTGCATAGATACCATAGGCGTGTTCATATACTATGTCCGTTGCTTTACCAAAGTAAATATCGTTTGGTCTATACAAGTATTCTGTAGGAATCAATGTTTCACTATCTAACAATGTGTCAATGATCTGTCTATCATGTATGCTTGGTGCTGCCTTGATGTATAGAATGTCGGTTGGCTGACTGTATTCTTGCAATACAGATAAGGTAAATGTTCTGCTAGATTTTACAATAGGATACAATGGGCTGTATGCTTCGATTGTAAACGTAAATTCTGTAGTTGTACCTTGAGCCAACAACTTACTAGTGGGTTGATTAGCTACATAACCTGTAATCTCACCGTTGCTCAATAACGTTAAGTTGGGTGGTAGTGAACCACTTGATACCCTATACTCTAATGCTACATCAGAGTATGCTACTACGCTCTTAGTACTGATAGTTCCGTTGAATATCTGACCCAAGTTGCTAGGTGTAATCCAAGTGATATCACCAGTAACTTGATTTGCTAAGTTGAATGAGAAGTTAAAGAATGGTGATTGTATAGCCGGGTTAGCTACTTTGTATACCGCAACACTAAAACTATATTGATTTATACCGTCAGTCGAGATTGCAGGTGTGCCTGTAATCCATCCAGTAGATGTGTTACCTACAAGACCTAATGGCAGGCCGGCAAAAACATATTTTATCTCGTTATTATCAAAATCATGACCTATGATCTTAAACGCAAAGAAGTTGTCGTTCTCAATAGTACCGATGAATGCAGAAGTACCAGGTGGATATGTATCATATGTACTATCTATAGGAGGCAACACATAATATCCATAGTAAGGATTAGCATTGGTTAAATTGTATGTCTCCGGCCTTGTGTTGTATATTACTGGAACTCTAGTATTGATAGGATATCCAGGACCACCTTGGCTAATAGGAGTATTCTGATTAACAACTGTAATGGAGTATGAACTGATATCACTGCCTAATAAACTATCTAACTGCAAACTAAAATTATATGTACGAATCGTAGGTTGTCCTACAGATATCGCAGCCAATGTCACAGTCATAAAGCCAGTTCCACTAGTTAAACTTAGTGTTGACCCGTTAGGTGTAGCAGATATTGTAAATCCAGTGCTACCCACAATCGATTTTATGTAATACGTTATTCCTGCTTCAATTCCACCAAAGACTGCCGTGCCTGTGAAAGTGACTGGTCTACCTAACGTGAACCCTGTAGTGCTCAGGCACGTAATGACGTTTGTAGTTTCGGTGACTGTTGCAGCAGTAGTAACAGAAGGTACAGTAATATTCACTGTAGGAGGTTCTGCGTATCCTCTAATTAAACCCTGTTCATTTATTTCTAATCCAGGTGGCAACAATCCTCCTAACAAGTCAATAGTCACTATATTAGTGGGATCAGGGTTGTCATATTGAATCTGAAGTTCAATCCAAATACTATCATTTGTGGTCAACAATGTTCCTGCAGGGGTAGTGAATGACGGAAGTGCTGATCCTGTCACAGTCATACTGAATGTTCTGTCACGTATGTTGCCGTAATTATCAGTAACCCTAACACCAAATGATGATACTGTCTCTCTTGTTACTAATTCAGGTATACCATAGATAAGACCGTTCTCATCTATTGATAATCCAGGGGGCAGGCTACCACTTAATAGTGAGTACGTGACTGTGACCGCGGGAAGCACCGGATCAGCAGACAACTGAAATGATGCTGCCATTCCTGCGGGAAAAGTTCCTAGTGCACCTGCAGGGGTATTCCATATTGGTTGTGCCATATTAATGTGCGCCTAAATGTTGTAGTGCTAAGTGATAGTGATGTTGTCGGTCCGCTAATCCAATAGTTCCACCATTAATTCGTTTGGTCAATGTAATGAAATCATCTTTGTCACAGTATTGATTTAGTTTATTATTGTCCCAAAACCAACCTGCACTTGCAACTGCACCATTTGGTGTCTCTAAGTATGCAACTGTATCTTCAATGGACATTCCTAAATCTTCTGCAAATTTTGTATAGTTAGCACGACCTGTCAATTGAATCAATCCACGACCACAGAAACGATAACCGTCACCTGATTCTTCGGATCCGTTGCTCATACGATTAGCATATACACGATTGGCGATCTTTTCTGGTTTACGTTCGTACTGTTTTGCTAATTCTTCTGTAGGGAAATACTTCTTAAATGTAGTCATCAATCCCTTTGCGCTATAGTTCAAGTTCTCTTTGACAAAGTTGAAACCACCTGATTCGTGTGCAATCTGTGCTAAGAAACCGGCAACTCGCTTTGGATTATCGTACATATCATAGTATTCAGCAACCGTATTCAACGGCTCCACGTAACCTTCTAATACACTTCTTTTTGTCTTTGGGCACAAAGCCTGTAATAGTTCTATAGTAATCATATTTTATCCTTACATGTAAGTTGCACCGGCTGTGTACCATTGGTTAGCGATTGGTGCAATATAAATCAATGTCGATCCTGCTAACTGAGAATATACTGCGTTTGCACCATTGGTGTTGATTTGTGCGTTTGCTGGTGGGAAAACGTTTAGTGTATTGGCTGTACCGTTGGTTATGAATATTGACATACCTGCAGTGATGTTGGGTAATCTCACAGAGTTCGCTCCGTTCAAACATGTATTAACATATACCATTGACTTCGTAATTGCGGCTGCGTTAGCTAATGCTGTTCCCGCCGCTGGTATATTTGCCACTGCACTAATGTGATAGTTTGATGTTAATGCACCAACGTTTGCATCAAACACTAGTGAAGTAGCACCTTTAGCAGTTTGATTAGAATCCAGTGCACCGACTAATGCAGGATACAATGTAGCCGTGCTTGAATCTGTAGCAGCATTGATAACTGTACTAGGACCTGCAACGCCTGACCATCCTGATGTTCCACTCCAACCTGAACGACCTGATACACCAGTGACACCCGTATAACCTGACCAACCCGAGACACCGGTTGTACCACTCCAGCCTGAAGTACCGGTAAATCCACTTACACCAGTTGTTCCTGACCAGCCACTTACACCTGTTGTACCTGAAATACCAGTAGTACCTGAATATCCGCTGATACCTGATGTACCACTGTATCCTGAAATACCAGTAGTACCTGAATATCCGCTG